TTGGCTTGCATGTGGTTGTAATTAAGGATTTTTTTAATTTATTTGACATAATAATCACCTCTTTTTGAATTATATCGCATATATAGTAAAAATTCAATGAATAGAAAAGAGAATAACATATATGTAGGGTAAGAATCCCTACTTACGTATTATTAATAAATAAATGATTAGGAGGACATATGAGTTCAACAAGAGACAATACATATACAAATACTAATAAAAGGACATTTTATCTATCTGACTATGTAGATAATGAATCTATTGGTAAATTGATGTGGGATATTTTATATCAGATTAGAGAAGACGATGAGAAGGATGAAAAAGAAAAAGATTATAAACGTGAGCCAATTAAACTATACATCAACTCGTATGGTGGATCTGTTTATGATATGTGGGGACTGATTGATGTTATTCTCAATAGTAAAACACCAATCTATACATATTGTACAGGATATGCTATGAGTGCAGCTTTTAAGATTTTCTTAGCAGGGCATAAAAGATATTGTTACAAACATTCAACATTTATGTATCATCAGATGAGTTGTAGATTGTCAGGAAAACTTCAAGATATTGAAGAAGACAGAGAAGAGATGGATGACCAAAATACACAGATTGAAGAATATGTAATCGACAGAACAAATCTCACAAAAGATGATATTAAAGAGATTCGTGAAAAGAAAAAAGATTTCTATATTCATTCTGATAAAGCAGTCAAGTATGGAATTGTAGATGAAGTTTTGTAAAGAACAGAGAATAATACAGTAGCAAGCTGATTTCTCGTGGGAGGTGAATCATGAGTAAATCAAAGAAAGAAATAAAAAAGGAATTATATGAGTATTTTTCATATATGCAGCAAGAAGATAATAAATCACTTCTGGGAAGTATGGCTTGGGACGATATTGCTTGGCATATCAAATATGCAGAAGATAATGGAATATTAAGAACACAGCTAGGTTTTGATTTTCCTAAATTGCTTGGACATCTGATTATTGATGATGAAACATATGAAAAGAAAAAGAGAGAATATACTGAAAGTATTGAAACTTATAACCATAATGCAGACTTGTTAAGAGCTAATAAATGGAAATATAAGCTAGTCGACGATTCAGAAGAAAGCAGACGACATTTGGCTGATACATATATTCAGTATGCAGAAAATTGTAAAGAATTACTAAAAAACTTAGATATGTATCACAAAGAATATTTGGATTATATGAAAAATACTAAACAAGAATCGACAGTTTCTTGTGAAAATTAAGGAGGTAATAAATGAGAGTAGCATTAACAGGTCATAGACCTCAGAGGTTAGGATTGCCAGATGATGAGTTAGATATTAAATGGGCAAGAATTGGTTGTTGGATTTTTAATCAAATACTTGATGTGTCTGATGTTTATTGTGGTATGGCAAATGGCTCTGATATTTTAATTGGGTTAAATACTTGTATTATTAAGGAGAGCTACAGAAGTATTTCTGAAGAATTTGAAAAGAATAGAGATTTAAAATTACACTGTATTTTACCTTGTAAAGATTATAATTCATCAAATAAATATTACAACAAGCTCAAAAATGAAGCTGACGAATGGGTTGAATTATCAGATGAATTCTATAAAGGTTGTGACAATGTAAGAGATCAATATATGGTTGATCATTGTGATGTACTTCTTGCAATTTGGGATGGCAATAAATCTGGTGGTGTATGGTCAACAATTCGTAAGGCACAGAAAGCAGGTAAGAAAATCATTTACTGTCCAAAAAAGATTTTAGAAGGAGAATAATGTAGTAATAGGAATCCATTTTTCTTTTGGACACAATATGTGGTGGTGGAATATGTAGACACGCAAATGGGCAGTAGACAGGTGGATGATTAAAAACACTCGGTAGGACACCTATGGGTTCAACTCCCTCCAATGTGAGCAGTGCACGGCTTATGTAGGGTGAAAATCCCTACCCACATATTATTAAACAATAGAACGACAAATTTTTTGGAAGATGAAAGGAGAATATACTAATGAAAAATATCGCAATGACAATTGCTTATGCGTCTGCATGGATTGCAACCGCAATAGCTGTAATTTTTGCAATTAAATATACAGGATCTATTTGGTGTCTATGGGCGTTATTGTTTCCTGCTTGTATTAAAGTTAGTGTTGATATTAGTACGAGCAATGACGGTGATGATAACGAAGAAGATTAGACTATTATTTCATGTGAAAGGAAGAGATAGATATATGGGAATAAGATATATGTGTAAAGAAAGAGAAGATAATTTAATTGACATCAATGTATATGGTCATGGATGTATGGAAGGACTATATAACTGTGAAGGTAGATTCAATACAAAACATGTTTTTAGTGATGGATTCAACCCTGATAGTGGTTGGTATCGTATAGCTGATTATAGAGTAAATGACTTGAAAGTTTTTAGGAAGAAAGGAATTAATATTACATACGATGATAGTTGTAAATACGTTAAAGAATTAGTAGAAAATAATAAATAAAAATTCACAGGAATCTAAACTTTCTTGCGATTTAAAAAAGGAGAGTAAAATGAGCGCAGATAACGGAATTTATATTTTAAAGACAAAAGATCAGTACAGAGTGGCACATCTTTGTGCTATTGATAATGTAACATGGTCAGTAATTGACGGTGACTGGTGTACTGATATGAATAAGAGAGGAAAACTTGTTCCAACTAGAGTTGTTGAAATGTGGGGAAATTGTAAATATACAAGAAATGAAAACAAAGCATTTGAAATTGCACACAAATGGGCTAGTAGCCTTCCTATATGTGAATATGGAGTGAATGTTATTACATACAACAAGACATGGAAACACATTGTAGAAGATGCAAAAAAGTATGCAGAAAAAGAAATTTATTTTATTAACAAACAAGGAACAGACGAAAAAAATGAGTGGTATAAGTGCCAGTTAGAACGCTTGCAAAAAATTATTAATGGAGAATATTCATAAATATAACTTATAAGCTATAATATAATATGCTTCGCATATCTTAGAGCAATTCGCTCATTATTCCACAAGGAAAAGAGAATAAATAATCAGGAGGTGAACATATGGTTGATATGGTTGCAGAACCAGTTTGTTTCAAATTTATTATCAATACAAAGAAAAATAAAACATTTCAGATGGAATGGTATGTTTATTATCATGATTCCAATACACAAAAAATTATTAAATGGAATGTATTTAATCATGGTACTTTTGCAGAAAAAGTTAATAAGTTATTACAAGAAAATTTGTCAAGAGATGAATTTGCAGATGGTTTAAAAAAATATCTTATGTATTATTTTTGGTCTAAATGTGAATATGAAATAATTTTATCACCTTGGACTGGACAAGCAGATGATATTAAGATTGATGTTTATGACCAAATAATGATGAATTTTGATAGGTTTGTTGATTATGTTTGGCAGTTTACAAAATAAAAAAATAAATGTTTATTGTGGTTAGTATAGAAATACAGTTGTTAAACAACGACCTGTAATAAAAAAAGATTTTGTGTTTCAAATAAAATGTTTGGAATGTAATGGCAGTGGAATTTTCGATTGTGGAATTAAAGAAGAAAACGAAACTTGTGTTTCTTGTAATGGAACAGGGAAACAATATATTGGAACAATATAACATAATAAATGATTTTTTCATATGAAAACACATTAGGAGGACTAAAATGAAACAGGCGAGTATTCCATTATATATAAGGTTTGGTGAAATACCAACTGACGAAATAAGTGAAGTGCATAGAGGAGATTCAGTAATCAGAGAGGAAGGAGGAGTGTCTGTATGGAGAGCAGTTGAGTCTAATGGATTGTATTATCCTATACTCCCAGAAAACCCCAATAAAAATGCAATAGCGGATTATTTTGTTTTATTATTGGAAAGTGATAAAAACGTTTATTTAGTAACGGGAGATGAATTATTCATTGAAGGC